GAATTTCCCGTTACAGGGTTTAGAAAAATATTATCCGATCTTGAAGCGGCGTGGCTGTTAGTGCAGGAAATGCGAAAATCTAAAGCCGCCCTTCGCCCCGCACCGATTGAGTTTCAATGCGAAGTATGCGGCGCAATTAATAATGAAAATGTCGTCATCAGCGCAGCAGAGGGGGCGAAGGGATGAGTGATAATTTAAAAATAAAACCATGCCCCGATTGCGGGTCTCCCGCTGAAGCCTTCAAATATTGGGATGCTTTCCGTGTTGAATGTACAAATATTGGAAAATGCAAAACCGTTACGGAGAACGGCGCAACTGGCCACAATAAACCAGCAGCAATAAAAAACTGGAACGCAGGAAAGCATGGACACCAATGGACGAAGATAGAATGACACCCCACCCGCTCAAGACCGCGCTAGATTTTCTCGAAAGAGCAAACGCCATAGTGAAAAAGCATTCCCCTCAATATCCACCTGATGGGTTGGACGGAGGAGACAAAGCTTCGTACGAAGAAGATGCGTGGCATTTCTTTAACGACCATGGCGATCAAGTGGCCGTACCCCTCCGCGCCATCATGGGGCAGGATGTGGACGTTGAAATGTTAATCCACGAGATAATCGGCGCTACCCAGATTCCACCGGGCACAACGTCCAGACATTATTTACGTCAGGCTATCGGTCACTTGCACTCAACCGGACGCATCTGCGAGGTTCCTGATGGGTGGGTGATGATGCCGAGGGAACTCACCGACGATGTGATTGATGCTGGCAGAAAAGCCTGGAAAGAATACGTGAGAGAAAATCCAAATTGGCAGAGCGGTCTTAATGCTTCTAAACGGACGCGGTTAAAATACCGAATTCGTTACAAAGCCATGATAGCAGCATCCACGCCGGGAGGGGGAGACAATGGATAGATATGAACTTATTGCTTTTTCAGCAATTGTATTTTTTGCAGTCTTCTTTTGTGTCCTTGGTATTTTTGTTTACGTGGGGTGACAATGACCGAAATCAAAGACCTGAAGGAAGCGATTGAATCTACTAAATCATCGAAGGGAATGCTCGATTGGTACGAAAAGCACAAAGAGTCTCCGGAACAGTTTTTAGCCAAAGCCGCCCAGACGCTCGTGGAGATTATGCAGAAAATGCAAAAGCTGGATGCTCAAACGGTCAATCCAACAGTCGAAAATTTATGCGCTGGTTACAATAAAGCTGTTGACGAAATCCGCGCAGCGTTTGAAAGGGGGATGAGGTGATGGACAAAGCCTATTCGACAAATTCGCTTGCCAAGCGTTGGAATTGTTCCGGCCAGCATATACGTAATATGATAAAGCGTGGTGAGTTGTCTTGTTTCCATCTCGGGAATCTGGTTAGAATTTCCTCGTGGGAAGTCAACCGGATAGAAGGCTTAAGCTCTACAGGGGGTCTTGGTACGTTGTCTGGAGAGACGGCGGGACCAAACGTCACTCCCTTCGTACGTCCGATAGAGGACAGGCAGAGCGAAACCTCCAAGAATATCTAAGACAGTTAGAGCGCAAAGGCGGCTCTGTTTCTGAAATCCTGGACATGTGGATTATAGAGAAAAGTCATTTAAAATCAATAGAAATTGCGAAAGCCAAGGCAAAACCTATCAGAAAATTCTTCGGGAATTTACACCCCGACCAGATCACGAGAGAGCTTTGCAGGAGCTACCGAAAACTCCGAAAAGTTTCTAATACGACCGTCCGAAACGAGCTTTCAATCCTTCGCTGCGCAATTCTCTGGCATGACAAACATTGTAAAGCAGTTATCGAACTCCCCCCCTCTGATCCTCCAAAAGACAACTATATAACCGTCCCTGAATACAAACGACTCGTGGCGGCTTGCAGGAGTCCCCATATGCGTTTATTCGTCACCCTAGCATGGGGGACCGCAGCCAGATCAGGGGCGATTCTGGACCTAACGTGGGCCAAAGTAGACCTAGAGCGCGGAAGGATAGATTTTAATATCGGGGATCACAAGAATAAGAAAAGAACGTTAGTCCCTATGACAAGGGCTGTCAGGGAGGCTTTGGAAGAAGCTTATAAAGCGAGAACGTCTGAATATGTGATTGAGTTTGGCGGGAAGCAAGTTAAGCGGATCGTTAAAGGATTCAGGGAAACCGCTAAGAGGGCGGATTTAAAACTAAGCCCCCATGACCTTAGAAGATCGGCTGCTATCTGCATGGCTGAATCCGGGGTGACGATGGACGAAATAGCGCAGTTTCTAGGTCACTCTAATCCAGCGACTACATATAAGGTCTATGCGCGGTTTTCGCCGGATTACTTAAGGAAAGCCGCCAGTGCTTTAGATGTATGAGCATGGGGTTCAAGTGAACCTGTTTGCGTTGGTGTTCTTGCTTTGTATTGGCTATTTTGGCCTGTGAATTTGCCTATTATACCGTATTGGCGGGGGTTACTTTAAAATCATAATCCTTGTGTCCGGGGTTCAAATCCCTGCACCGCCACCAATAAAATCAACGTCTCCAGTCATTCAAATATATGTTTCCGGGGTTCCGATGAACCTTTCTGTTGCCCTCCCTCCTGTAGAGGGGTATGATTTAGGGGAAACCAAGAGCGAGAGCTTTCAGGGTGTATAGGGGCGGAACTAGATTCTGTAGGGGTGAAAATCCCCAGCCCCCTGCCTGAAAGGTAGCCGGAAACGGAGAAACTAAAACGAGGCGTCAGTACACGCCTATTGCTCTTATGTCGAGGCAGAATGTTAAAAGTTATCGGGAACCACGAAGCAAATACTGTTGCGCAGGCTCAAAATGTGCTTGCCAAGGGCGCGGATAAATTCGTTCTTTGCGCTGACGGGCATCTTGGCTATGGGCATCCTATCGGCGGCGTGGCTGCTTACAAGAATAAGATTTCTATTTCCGGTGTCGGCTTTGACATTGCCTGCGGAAATATGGCTGTAAAACTTCCAGTCAAAAGCGCTGACATTTCCAACTGGTACGACATTGGCAGACAAATTTCTGACCGCGTTTCTTTCGGTGTAGGCAGGAATAATGCTACCAAAGTTGAAGCGGAGTTTCTGGATACAGAAGCAAATTGGGACAACGAGGCGCTCACTGGCTTAAAGGATATGGCCGCTAACCAGCTTGGCACTGTAGGCTCAGGAAATCACTATGTTGATATTTTCCGCGACGAGGAAGATTTTGTCTGGGTCGGGGTTCACTTTGGCTCCCGTGGTTTGGGCCATAAAGCTACTACACACTTCCTGAAAAAGATCGGCGCGAAAGACGACATGAACGCTGACCCGGCTATTGTCGATATGGATAGCGACATTGGGCAGAATTATCTGGAAGCTATGACTTTAGGCGGTAAATATGCCTACGCAGGCCGCGAATGGGTTTGCGACGAGGTGAGCAGAATTATTCAGGGCAACACCGAACGTCTGGATATGGTCCATAATCACCACAATTTTGCATGGGTCGAAGAACATGATGGGGAAAAGTATTTCGTCGTTAGAAAAGGCTCAACACCTGCATTTCCGGGCCAGCGTAGTTTTATCGGGGCTACAATGGCTGACGTGTCGGTTATTGTGCGCGGTTTGGACACACCTGAAGCCAAAGAAAACATGTATTCAACTGTTCATGGTGCTGGCAGAGTTATGTCGCGCACTCAGGCCGCAGGAAAAACAAGATGGAAAGGTGGCCAGAAAGTAAAAATTTCTGAGGGCCTGATTAACGAAGATGATATGCGCCGCAAGGTTTCCGAAAAAGGCGTTCATCTATTCGGCGCTGGATCGGACGAGTCTCCGGATTGTTACAAAAAACTTGATGAAGTTCTGGAATTTCACAAGGACAGTGTGGAGATTGAAACGCGCCTTACACCTATTGTTGTATGCATGGCTGGCGCTAATGAATTTGATCCATACAAAGATTAAGTCTGGCCCCGGTTCTTTATATATGAGGAGAGTATGATACACGGAATAGGTAAAGCAGGATTGCTGGGCACGATTTCGCCAGCAGATTGGCATGATCTAACTGTAAAACTCCCCGGCGTTCCGGCTAAACCCTTACAGAGCTAGAACATGGAACCGATAAGTTTAATTTTGGGTATTTGTATTGGTTGGGCGTGGGGCCACGGACACGCTATCAGGCGAGCGACCAGAGACATTTCAGATCTTATCAAATCCCGCTCATAACCATCCAGTCTTTCAGAGCTTCTTTCGTGCAAACACCATGAACTCCCTCTTTCCACTCACTTCGAACGCATAAGAGGAAGGTCTTGGAATACTCAGGGCTTGTCGGCTTTGTTGGCAGCGTCGAGCAACCGCTCAAGAGCATCGTCACTAGACTTAGGCCGATTAGCCCATGCTTTTTCACCTTGTTCTGCACGTTCAATCTCCTTGTCTTTCTGATCGGATTTCTCAGCTTCCTTCCCTGCCATATATGCCCCAAAGGGTATTAAGAGCTTGAAGAATAGCTCGGCAAGGAAGGTCCAGAGGTTAGCCAATTTTCTTTACCGCTTTTACACGGCCATAAATTGCTAACAAGGCACCGAATAAAGCACCCAGTTGCCCTGCAAGATCGGCAGAGAATTCAGGCGGGAATTCCAACTTGAATACGCTCGCAGCCACAGGGGAAGCCGCAGCGATAATCGCCCCCCAGATTGTTTTACTGGTCAGCCAGCTTTTTACATCGTCTTCTAGTGACATTTTATTTTCCTTTCAGTTCAAAATGTGGTCGGTCCGGGGTTTTCCAAAATCCTCCCCAGCTTATTTGCACCCTTTCTTCCATTGCCGCCCTGAACATCAAAGCCGCCAAAAAGGTGAAATTCTCTAAAGTATCCCAGTCCATCTTTCCGTTAATGACAGGGACTATATCTATCGCGTGGCCGGTATCGTCTTCCTGTAAAAGATGATTGCTCTCCATTGTCCATGTGACGATCTGGCCGGGCTTGGTTCTTCCTTGCGCGTATAATTCCGCCTGTTGTTCTTTCGTCCTCACCCCCTGGACTACCGCGAAATCCATCAGGCCG